GTTTCGCAAGTTACGCTATCTCGCGCGACAATGGGGCGGTGAAAGATGGAGCTTCCTAGAAACGGCGCAATCTTACTCAGGTGCTATGCGTCGCAAGTACGTCGAGGCAGAAAGGTCATTGCAAGATGAGAGCGTTACCAATCGCGATGCGTTGCTGCGCGCCTTTCTGAAGGCTGATAAGTTTGGGTACGGAAAGTATGGCAAACCTAGGATGATATTCCCTAGAGATCCTAGGTACAATCTGGCCCTTGCTTCTCGGCTGAAGCCTTTTGAGCATTGGTTGTGGGGTTACCTCACAGCTCGAAGGTTATACGGCGGCTCTAATACTAGGGTTGTGGCGAAAGGCCTGAACATGGTGCAACGAGCAAACCTCATCGTCCGTAAAATGAGGTCCTTTGCATCCTGTGTAGTGTTCGAAGTGGATGGGTCTGCTTTTGAGGCTCACGTGGACGTTTGGCAGTTGTTGGAGGAGCATGGTGTTTACAAATCAGCCTTTGGCGGGGATGATTTGTTGGCTTTCCTGCTCTCTATGCAACTCGTTAACGAGGGGTCGACGAACGGGGGTTTGCGATTCTCGCGCTCGGGTGGTAGGGCAAGTGGAGACTTTAACACTGGCATGGGTAACACACTTATCATGCTAGCGGTGGTTGTCGCGGTGCTTAAGCACCTCAAGGTTAAATTCGACGTGCTGGTCGATGGCGACAATGCTTTAGTCTTTTTGTCCCAGTGTGATTCTGAGCGGGTAGTCGGTTGTTTCGCTTCCCTCGCCCTCGAGTTTTCCGGCCATGAGATGGTCTTGGAACGTCCCACGTCAGTGATAGAGCAGGTGCGATTTGGTCAGTGTGCTCCAGTAGAGGTCCGCTCTGGTGAGTGGAAGATGGTGAGAGATTGGACCAAGGTCATTAGCCAAATGACCTCCAATCATGCTCACCTGAACCAGCCCGCTTTTGTGCGCCCATACCTTAGGGGTGTGGCACAGTGCGAGTTGGCCTTGAACGTGGGGGTACCTATCATTCAAACCTTTGCCAACCACTTACTGACACTTACGCTTGGTGCGAAAGCTGTAGACGACCGCTTCTACAGGGACTACGAGGTGCTCGGGGTTGATGTATCTGCCCGTGGGAAGGCCAAGTTCAAGGAGCCAACGAGTGTGTGCCGGGACAGTTTCAGCCGGGCTTTCGGGGTAGCGCCTGATCGCCAAACCGACTTGGAGAGGGACCTCTGCAGCTTTCTACTCAATATTCAAAGCTGGCGACCAGAGGAGTCTCCTTGGCAGGGGCTGTTTCTTGATTCCCGACCCGGCCTGGTCGACAAGTTCCTTGGTGTACGGGAGTAATCGCAGGGCCCTGCACTCATTAGGGCCATTTTGTTGTCAGCTCTGGAATAACTGGAGAAAGGTGATCCTGCCAACTACATGGTTGTATTAGAACGCCGCCCCACAGCAATCGAAGGATGGCCAACTCTGCGCGTAGTAAGGGATTTAGATGCGCAATTCCCTGAGCGACTTTCATCGTCCTTCCGTGGCTTGAGCCTTGTGCTGCCCTGGTAGATGAGTTGCAACCGTTGGGTGCGGACGGGCCTTCTGGCCGAACCGCTGGGTGGAGTTACATAGGGGTGTTAATAACGCGCTGCCCAACTCCTGAGGTCCCCATTGTGAAAGCCGCGATCGTCACGGACAGGCTCTGTGGCGTGGTGCAGGTTCCCTCCAAGCTGCGTCTCCACCGTGTCCCCAACGGCGCGCCCTGTGCGCGCACCAAGTCCTCCGGCCAACGGGGGCCAGGCCAGGCAGCCTGGGAGGTAGAATGCCGGTGGAGGTTGGGCGTAAGCCCTGTTTAGGCAGGCAGCAACCGTCCTTGGTTGGGCGGCCACAGAGAATTCC